ATCTCGGGTGGAATATGCACCCATCTGTTGTTTAGTACCAAAATCAATAGTAGCAAACAATCGACATAGGGCAGGCTGATTATTACCTGCATACGTAAGACCATTACAGGTGATTTTTAAGATACTTGTAGCTGACCGCTTAACAAACATAACTGATTCTAGTACAGTATAAACAGCACCAGTCATGGTGTTATTTCCTGTTCCTGGCCAGTTAATAGCTACCATCTGTAGTGTATTAGAGCGTAGTGAGGTATCAAAATTGTCAGAACCAGCAAATCTAGATGCCATTAGCCAAAGCCTTTCTCAGATGACCTACTGTATTAGCTGAATCAATATTTTTTTGAATGATTGCATCAGCTTCTCTAATTTCAGCGCGTGCAGCTTCAGCAGCTACTGCTTTCATAGGAATAAGAGAATCCTTATCCAAAGGTGCAAACAATACTTCTCTAGCAGCCCTACGATGGTCGTGAGCCAATTCTCTAGCAACTTTGATGTCTATATATGCTTTACGTGCCTTAGTTGACGTATCGTGCTTCCATGCACCTCTAAATGTTCTATCACTAGGTAAATCTGACTCATTCACAATCTCATAAGCTTGACCTTCAGGAATTGATACCTTAGCAACTAAGTCAATATCAAGTCCTTCGGCTGGTGAAACCATATGAAATTCATTAGTGATGTTATCTGTATAAATTATTACTTTCATATTACACACTCCCTAATGTGATTGCTGAATAAGAAACAGAATCTTGAAAAGCATTAGTAGTATTAAGGTTTGTTATCTCAAAACCATTAACAGTTTTTACCCTAGTCTGAAACTGAACAGAATTTGTAGAATTTCCTGCAATAGTTTCAGGACATATTAGAGCCAAATAATTTTTAGATGGCATAGGAGTTATGAAATTAATCCTAAACTGACCAATACCCAAATCTGTAATTGATGCTACACCAATAGACTTAACAATTGTTGGAACACCACCTACAATATCGAAGAGCACCATAGTCTCAATACTAGCACCAATCAAGTCGATGACATTGATGCTTTTAGCACCTGTATCATCCGTTAGAATATCTGTTTTAATAGCCATATTAAATTACCGTCCACGTAGAGCCTGCAGGCACTGTTACTGTTACACCATTATTTATGGTGATTGGTCCAGCACTCATTGCATTCTTACCTGGAGTGATTGCATAGTTTGATGTGATGACTGCATCATTTTCCCAAAAGACTTTATCACTACCGCCACCTCTAGCTTGAGCAGGTAAAATATTGATTGCTTCTACCTTTATCCAATCAATTTCAGTAGTACCATCACCTACACCATTAACTTCTAAAGCAGGCTTAAAAAATCTAACATTAGCATGTAGACCGCTTGGTACTTTGGCATCAATTGCATTAGGAATATAAGTACCATGACCTCTGAAATAACCTTCAGCAACCACCCAAACATTAATACCATCAGTTTCAAGGTTTCTTGCATTAGCAGCAATACCAACAAACTGCGAATTAGGTGATGCCACACCATATTGATTCACCATAACTATGCCTGATGAGTCATAACCAACAACACCAACATTAACGGTAGCATTACCTGGTATAGATGGCGAAACAGTCATTCTAAACTTAGCAGATACCTTATAAAGTGTTTCGACATTAAAAGGAATCTTCTCACTATAGATATCATATCGATGACCACTTATAGACCTAACATTAGAACCTGAAGCACCAACAACTGTAGAGGAATCAATATTGGTTAATACACCCAAACCTGAAAGTGTTTTCCACTCATAATCTAAATCAGGATTGAAGTTAGAAATGAATGGTGCGCGTGTTGTTAGTTCTGTTTCAACATTATCAAGTTTTCTAGCAAGTTGGTCTGTAATACCTGATGGAAGTCTCTTTGATGCTTCGAAACCAATAGCCAAATATTCATCATCAGCAGGGTCATTTGTACGTAAGCAGAATGGTGCAGACCCTTTAAAGTGCCAAGTTCTATACTGTGGTGTAGTAGTTACGGCTGTTATAAGTGATACACCACCTGTGATAACTTCACCTAATACAAACCCTGTACCAGCGATATTGTTTAGTATAAGCATATCACCTTTATCTTCAGCGATAACTGCAGTAGTTCCTGACGTAGTTCCTGTTATCGTTTCTCCTAAAGTGAACAATGCTACAGATGAGCGTGTGTCATATTTTAGCAATGCTAGTGTAGGTGTTAAAGATGGAACAACACCATTAACACCTGATGCAAGATTACCATATGATACTTTCAATGGGTTAGATTTAGATGCTAGTGTAAGGTCATGTTCAATAAATTTATTATCTGAGCCATATACAGCAACTATAGTAGGTTCAACTGCCACCAACTGATAACCTGCAATATCATGGTTAATCATATAAGTATCACCAAGCATTGCAACAGGCATACCAACAATACCGTTTGTACCTGCGCCATCAGCATTAGCAAATACTGAACATACACTATCACAAGTATAGTAACCATTACCAATATTTTTTACAGGTGCACCATCAATAGAAACGATTGATTTTGGTGCTATTGATGGTGCAATAATTTCACGTGACATAGGGAAGATAGACATAGCATCGCCGCCAGTACCATCCTTCATAAGCAAGATTGGCACATCAGACTTGAAGAAATATCGGTGACCCAAGTTATCATCACTAATAATAAACTCAACAAACTCACCCGAATGAAGACTTACAGTAAAATCAGGTGCTGCAAAGTTAGTATGGTCTTTAGTGATAAGAACAGTACCATCAGTATACCTAGAAAATAAGTAAAACTTATGTGGTGATAGTCTATTGGTATAGACAGCAAAGTACGTTCCTGGAGCAGACATAGGCGTAATTTGATGACCATCAGCAGCATCTTTAACACATAATGGGTTATTTGATTCAATAACATCATTAGCAATAAGATTTATTGTTCCTATTTCATCTTTATTAAGATAATCTATAGCAACACCATTTACATATACGCTAGTGTTATCCTCAGATGCACCATATGATACAGGCATTGCATAAGGGATAATACGCTTATCTAACATACCCATTGATGCATGCAAATGAGTTTCGTCATGGTGTCTTGATGTATCATCAATCATCGCCAACGTACCTGTCTTATTAGGAACATTAATAATGCGCTCTGTTCCTGTAGTAAGACCTGATAATTCAAAACCAAGTTTTTTAGTTGTGTCACCATTATCAGTGATTCTAAAAGTGTCATCGGTAAATTCAGTAGAACCTAATGCCGAAAAGCTTTGTGAATTTAGTAGATTATCAACAGAAACGATGTTTGGGTTTCCTTGTTGTGTAATCAAACGACCAATATGAACACCAAGTACAGCTAATGGGTAAGGCTTGACTTGTGGTGGTGTTTCACCTTGTGCCGAAGCCAAAGATGAGTATTCAGCAATACCACGTAATACATAAGGAGTAACACTATTTGTACCGATTTTTAAGTATACCCAATCAACTTTATAATATGATGCTGTATGAGCAACAAGACCAACACCAAAACTATTCCAATGCGTATTAGAAATTCCTGTTGCACCTGTTTCAATCCATGTACCATCATTATGATAATACTCGAAATCTGCATTAGTTACATCATACTGTTTAAGAGCCATGGTAGTGACAGCGGCAAAATCAAAATTAAGAGTATCATTTGGATTAGTGGTTGTTGAGATACTTCCAACCTGTACCTTTTCGCCATCGGTTAAATTCCAAATTTGGTCACCAATTTGTACGCCTTCGGTTACAAAGTTTTTAGTTGTATCAATAAGCGTAGTTGTAGAACCACCTGTGGAAGTTCCTGTAGAAGTACCAACTGTAGATGTGTTGATATAAGGTGTAGGAAATTCTGATACACCATAATAAAATTTACCTGCAGATAAAGCTAAACGTAAGGCTGAAGGTTCACTCATATCAGCACCAAAAGCTTTAGAGAATCCTTCAGCAGAACGAAGTCGATGTGTGATTCTTCTTTCAAAGTCACCTGCATCACCAGCAATCTGTAGGATTGTTTGTTTTAGACCATTTTTCTGAACAATAGCAATCATACCACGGTCTGTATCGTTTACATCACCTTGTAAAGTAGAAAACTGAATAACAGGTGTTCCTGAGTTATAGTTTGCGTATATAAAGTTTGTTGTTGTATCTGTTAAGAGTAATGAAGCAACAGCAGGAAACTCAACAGCAACCAAAGGTGCTGAAGCTAAATTTGAAGTTCTTAGGATAGCCTCGCCTGCAGAAATAGCAACAGTACCATCACCATTATCAGTTACTAGACATCCAATATGAACACCTGCAGACTCAGTGATGTTAAATGTCTCAACACGTGTACCAAGCTGAACGACATTACCCAATGTAGGCATATTCAAAGTATCGATTAATTCATTAGTTTTAGTTCGCCAATCAAGAAAATGGTCAGCTTGAGTTACTGGTAAAATTGGTGGCATAGGTTAATCCTTCTCTTGGTTGTTAGCTGATTTAGTCAATTCATCTACCCTACGGATTAGTCTTGAAATTTGCACTTCTAGTCTACTAATCCTAATCAAACTATTTCTAGAATTTTCTTGATTATTCTTTTCAACCATCCTCTTATTGTGAGCAGCCTTATCAGTGTTCAAGACAGCTTGCGTTAAGCTGTCTCGAACATCGGATGACCCTTTAATAGTTTTAGGTGTTTTCATATGTATTATTTATGTCACAGCTAGCACACGAAGTTTCGCCACTTCAGGAACTTGTGCCGCATTATTAGATACCATTTCAATCTTCACTGAGAATGACTTAAATGCCTCATCAGGTGCAGCATCAGGAACATAAGTATATTCATTGAACACTGTTAGATTAGCCCCAATAGCAGGTTGAGTATCAGCTACCATCAAACGCCAATCGGTTTCAGGGTCATTGGTCAATACACTTGTGATTGCAAGATGAGGTATCAAATCCCAATCAGCAGGGGCTGAACCTACAGGCTCTGTAGATGTTCCTGCAGCATTTGATACTGTCCATAGACCACCTGCATGAAAGAATGTATCACCAAATGCATATGTACCTGCAACCCAATCAGGAATAATAGTATCCAATAATGTACCTTCAACTGCAAATATGTTAGTGACATTAGCGGCAATTGCTGCAGCACTTCCAATATTTAGGTCTTCTGTGCTTACGATATCCTTAACCCAAACAGACGTATTTGTTACAAGTGAAGTAGTACCAATTTTTACAGGTATGAAGCCGCCTTTTTTGACAACACCATTTACATTATCACGCCAATAGATATTAACATTACGATTAGTTAGTAAGTCGTATCTAGAAGCTGTCTGAGTAGCCAAGGCATCAAGTGTTGCATGTCTTGCCACATAAGGTGTGGTTTTGAAGTAAACGTTGACTGACGAGCCTCCAGGAGTCTTGGCATCAAAAATTACCTTGATGTCTTCAGCAGGTGTGATGAGCGATGTAGACTTGCTTACATATATTCCTGCATGCTTAACACTATTGGTATCCATGTCTGGACCGATAACGTTTAGAACTTCTACGATTGATGCACGTGCTATATCAATTATAGGTGAAACATTATCTCTAGCTGAGGTTAATGTAGCACGAACCAACATAGGACTAGACGGACTAGCAGCAATAACCTTTTCAGCTAGAAGTATTTCATCCTCTGCATCACTAATAGGCGTATACCCAACATCATTCAAGAATTTATAATCAAATGCAATGCTTGTATCTTGATAAGTGATGTTATGTATATTGGAACTAAACTGTGTCAAATCCAATGCAGTATTAGTCGCGATATTAAATTCAACAACACCATTAGATGCAGTATTGAACACACATCTATTGATTACAAATTTAACATCTGCATTTTGGTCTTCTGTCCAAGTTTCAGCATTTTGAGACTTAAACATAACACCTGCATAAGGTTGTTTCGAAATACCTTGACCTGACTTAACATTAGTGTATACATTATCGCCTGTTAATAGTTCTGGATGAGTCATTTTAGCATAGAACATTTCATAATTCACACTATTGCTTTTAACAACGAATGCATATGATGTTCCATCCTGAAGATAGATAGGTGCTTCAAATTCAAAAGTTGTAGCTAAAGATGAGTCATTTGATACCTGAACATTTGCAGCATCAACAACTTTATAGCTTAATGGGATTACGTTTTGTGTTGGGATTCCTGCCAACATTTCAACAATCTCACATGATACAGGTAAAGCTGAATCTTTCTTAGCAAAGAATAAGTCAACAGACGATACAAATATACCACCCTCTTTTTCTACCAAGAAAGATTGAGCAATAGGGTCACCCCATCTACGTCTACTAATAATTCTAGATGTTGTTGTCTGTGATATTGATGTTTGTGTAGATACAGAACTTGTAACACCCCTAATAGAGGTAATAGTACGCTGATTTTTACGCAAGATACCAGTAGACTTAAATTCGGTAGAACCTTCTGTGGTTTCGCCAACATCTTTTAGTATGATTTGTTTAGTTCCTGTTTTAAACTGACCTGCAGGAATTAAGAACACACCAGGTGATGCTTTAGAGTCAAGTTTACCTTCAGAATCTGTAATAAATCCTGAAGGTGATGTACAATTTGCAGTCACATCAACATCATCAAAGAATACTTTTACAACTGTATTTGGTCTGAAGTTCTTACCCCAAAAGGTAATAGCCCTAGAGCGCATATAAGGAATAGCTGATGTGTCAACAACTTTATCATCTACCTTTTTAGATAAGGTAGGTCTTGTTGTGATAACTGTTCTGTTAGATGTTGTTCTTGTGGTAGTATTCAAAGAAGTTGTAGTTGTTTGATTCCAACCCCAACGTCTTGAACTTGATACAGAAATACCAGACCAAGATTGTGACCAAGAACGCCATGCTGAATATTTAACACCAACACCTGCATACGACCCTGTAGTTCTACGAATAATAGGTAGAGATACATCATCATACCAAAAATCTGATGTAGGACTAATAGTAATCTGACCTTGATTCCAAGCAAAAACTGCATAAGGATTTACGTTAATCTTGTCAGATGCTTTTGTTTGTGATATGAAAGGGGTTGTTGTATAATCTAAAGTGCAAATACTAGCAGACGAGTCAGATATTTTATCATCAGCAATAGCAATATTAGCCGACACCTGACCTGCAGAATTACCCAATAATGCAGTCTCAAGACCGTGGTTCTTCATTACGAAAGGTGAATGGATGAAACCTTCTGACGTATCCATAGAGCAATTATAATCAGGATGGTCTACACTACCAAACTCATGTGATGAGAAGCTATCTACAAAGATACCATTTTTGAATCTGTTATTACCATAACCATCAGTAACAAGCAAGTCTTTTGCACCCTGCTCTAAAAGGTTCAAAGATGAGTAATATTCCAAGTCGGCAATTCTACCCTCAAGTTCTTTAATGTCCTGCATAGTATAACCTTTATCAGAAATACTATCTACTATAACTTCTTCAACAACACCTGTTTGTGGGTGTAAAGTAATAGTAGAAAGAGTCATAACATCAGACTTATCTGCAGGTGCAAATGGTGTTTTTGATGGAAGACCCGTGATAGTACCAAATGCGCCATATCTATCAACATACAACTTATCAATGCGTGCCAAGTAGAACGAAAAATCAAATGTAATGTATGTTTCGCCTGTAGGATACAGACCCAAACCACCTACAGCTTTTCTGTAATCAAATACATCAGTCAATGGTAGAACATCACCAAATGACGTGGTATATGACGCAATATCTTCCCATGCAATACCTGCATAAGAATTTACAGTGAAATAATCACCTACAGATGAATGAGAAAAGTGCTTATATTTTACAGTATAGGTAGCCAAAACATCATATGCATTAGTCGATAAAGAAACAGCACCATAACCATATGATACATCAGTTTGACCAGTAGACCAAGCATATTCATTAACAGCTAAAACACCATCAGGAATAGTGCTATGACCTACAACACTAACTTCATACACATCAGTAACATCATAGCCTGTTAAAGTCAAGATTGGATTAGCTGGTGTAGCGATTACATCACCTACAGTGTTATCTAGTAAGGTTTTTGTCTTTTCATTAAGTGTTCTTTGACAAACGATAGTAACATCTACACTTGTAACAGTCGTAGCATTAGCTGTAGCCCACGCGGTGAGGTTTAAAACCAAAGATGATGGGATTGTTGCAGCTACATCGATTGACCACCCTGCAGCACCTTCAGGTATCGTTACACCATTAGCACGTACAAACACAACCTTACCTGAACCATCATAGAATGAGTCGGTAGCTGCATTAGTTTGTGCGATGGTAACAACATCACCAACGATAGCGGTTTGGTTTATGAATGCTTTAGTGATATCATAAGCAATAGAAGCAACAGGAATATCAGAAATATATTCCTCTTGTACAGGAAACATCATAGGTGTATCAGTTGTTCCACCAAGTACAGGCAAACCGCCATATAATTCAATAGTAGCAATTGCACCTGATGTCTTTCCTCTAATAGCACGAACCGAATTAAACTGAGAAGATAGACCCTGTGTATTAACAGTGAATAATCTAACCTCACCCAATGAGTTTCTAGCCATTGATGCAATCTTAGGTGTAACGCCTGATGCAGAAATATCAGGTAATACGCCACCAATATCAGCTAAGGCATTTGCGTATGAGGTATAGAATAAGATTTGCTCTTTTCCTTCAACATCAAATGTACCTGTTATTTTATCAATGCCTGTAGCATCCTTAGCAATATCAAAGAAAGGTCCAGACGTGGTATATACCGTCGAATTAAGCTGTTCTTTAGTTGTCTGTGATTTATCAATAGTGACAAATTTTGGTATGGTATTTTCTGTTTCATAACCAAACACATAAGCCTTACCAACACCAACTTCCAAATCGAGCTGTGTATTTGGGTTACCTAATGCGGTAACAGCAGGAAGTATAGCAAACTCTTCGGTGACATAGTTACCCGACTCATCATATGTACGTCTAGCCATAACATCTAGGATTTCAGAATATTTGATTTCCTTCATGATGTTTGTAATAATTACAGCATTATCAATAATGATAGACGCTAAGAAACCTGTAGGTGGAGTATTACCATCAATATAGCTTGACAATATCAAATCACGTTTCAATCTATGAGCACCAGGTGCATTATAGTTGTAAGAGCCTAGTGCATTATCAGTCAAGCTAGTATCAATATTTTCATCTACTAGAACATCAGCAATAGTAAAACCAATATGATGCTTAGAGGTTTGTGCAGTTGGGCTTGAATCAACAACGATTTCGGATTCAAATACATGTACGAAAAACCCATCAGTATAGACCAAGCCATTTGTTGTTGAGGCTGTAATAGAATAATAATCATTATCAATCACATACTCAGTAGTACCACCAACTACTTTAAATGTATCAGTAGGTGAGAAGATACCACCATGGTAAGTTAAGAGTAATGCATTATTAGCCTTATCAACAGATGTTACAGTAGCAAGAATATCTGTACCTGTAGCCGCATCAGCAATAGAAGCACCCAATAGGGTATCAATATCAACAGCAACTGCAAGTGTATCTACAGTTACGACAATGGTGTGTTTGGAAAAGTCAACAGTTGTTTCAGCACCCAATACACGACTATTATCTACATAGATTCCATCACCCAAATGTTGTATTTGGTTCTGAAGAATTGTTTGTGCTTGGGTTAGTTCCCTAGCCTGCACAGCCTTAGATGGTGTGAACAACACACGAAGAAAGTTTTTAGTTTCACTAAAATCATCGAAGTATGGCGCATTTGATGTATCTTTAATCATGTATTAGTTCCTATGTGCTAACTGTTATATCAATATTTATGCGTATCTTAAAACGCTAGAACAAGCCTAATTTCTTCACTTTGACCAAGACTTCTATAAATAACTGTTCTATTCTCAATATAGAATAATTCGCCTGTATTTACTGATGCAGGTGTTGATGTAAGCATAGCATTAGATACAGCCAGAAGCGCAGTACCTGCATTATCCAATGGATTTCTACACAAACAAACTTGACGATATGATGGAAAACCAATCAAGTCATCAAAAGGTGCAGTATTATCAATTAGGCGATAAACCATAATGTCGCTACAACCCAAAATATCAACAGAATTAACATCCTCATTAACTTTTAATGTTGTTCCGTAGTTTACAGGCATCCAGTTAGGTGTTAAGAATTTTGCTGCATCACCAACAGTAATAGAATATAGATATTGCCAAGTATAACCATCATTAACATATGTTAGGTTAGTACCATCATAAACAGGCTCTACTGTAGGTGCTGCACCTGATGTAGCTGTACAAAGGAAAACATCATTCACTGAATTGATACAGTAGAAATCGGTTTCATAAGCTGTAGTGCTAGCAGTATCCAAAGTAACAAACACATTGGCATTAGACCAATTAACTCTACGAACCGTAGGAGTAATTTCTGATGTACTAATTCGACTCAAACCAATAACATCAGCCCAAGTAGAAGACTGATAATCTGCAGTATCTAAAGGTGCATCGGGTGCTGCCTCATCAGTCCAAACAGAAGATTTACCAAATAACATGTATAGGTAATCTGTTGGTGAAGAACCACCATCCAAGCGATTATACTTTAGGATTGTTTCTTTTACTTGGTCTGTTCTGTACTTGCGTGTTACGATTGTAGGCATTATAAGTTCCTCTATCTTATTTATCTAAATTATTGTGATGTCTGTTGACGGCCAGATATTACTAGGCTTTGTTAAGTCGGTGAATGCTGTAATTAATAGATAATCTAACTCACCAACACCAGGAAACCTATTGGTTATTATATTATTTTCTCTATTACCATCAATATAACCAAGTGTCCAAAAGTCTAGGTTCACTACAGTACCATAACCAACCTTATTATGTGCGGTATCGTGGATTAAAGGAGGTCTAGTAGAAGTATGATTAAGTGACATTAATAACCAAATACCAAAAAGTGTACCACTAACATCTAGAGTAGCACCATCAAGAGTAGTAAACTTACCAAACATAGCCATGCCTGCAGGGTGTATTACTCTCTTGATTAACTCTTGATATTGGACAATAGATAATTCAGTAAGTATCTCATAAGAAAAATCCTGATAATAGAAGCTATCTTGAATCTTTTTAATGGAACTTAATTTACCATCATCACCTTTCCAATAGCCACCCTGCTTTTCATATCTCAAAGTTACTAAATCTTGTAATACTACACCTTGTGATATGATAGCATCGCCAAGTGAAAATACACCTTCATTAGAAGATACCAAAAAGGCTAATTGCTTAGTTCCAACTACTAATGGATTATCAATATGGTAGATATCTTCTATGATTCCATGTGCGCTACCGCTAGCATTACTATACTGTTGACCAATCCAAAGGCTTAATATTGCTTCATCCTGTTCAACAGGAATTAGGTATGTTGGTTCTGTCCATTTACCATCAGATACACGCAAGATATCAACACTTGGATAGTAGAAGTCGATTTCCTTATCATAGATGGCTCTGAATAGCATTCTAAATGATTCTTCTGTTCCTTTTGCTCTATAGAACTCTCGAATATGCTTAATCATCAAGACTGAATCAATTGCCATATTTCCTGGCATCACTTGCATATATTGCTTCTTATATTCAGCAAAATATGCAGGAACCTGTGAGGCATTATCAATATCACCATATCCTAAGATATTAGCAATCATATCATACTCACCAAATTGTCTTTCAGTATACTCAAAATACGCCTGAATGAACCTAACATAAGTTGGGTATAATTCGACAATATGGGGTGGAATCATCCTACCTATAAGGGTCGATATCTTCTTTACTTTTACATCAGCCATGGCTTACTTCAAACCAACTACATTTATAACAGGTGATGTACTATCCAACCTAATAAGAATATTCCTTGTTGATGTGATATTATTCTTAGTTGGTTCACATGTAAAGGATATTCGGGTATTAGCAGCAAGGTTAAATTTATAGGCAAGAATGTTTACCAAACCTGTGGCATAATCAATAGAACCAATATTACCCAATAGACCATTCTTAGAGCCATTCTTATACTCATTTAAGTTACCATGACCATCATCAGTAATATAGTAAGTATCAGCATTTAGCGACCACGTATTACTCATCAAGGTATCTTGCTTAATACCATTAGCATAATCCAATGATATTGATGTATAATTTATATCTGAAGGCGTGAAGTACCTTGTCAAGTAAAGACTTGTTAGGTTTCCTTTGATAGCTGAAGAAGCTGAGTTGATAATAGAAATAAGGCTAGAATATACCAATTCAGATTCAAATGATACAACATTAGAATCAAAGAAGGTTGATACGCTATTAGATACCTTGGTGACAATATCACTTGCTCTATCAGTTGTTAAAGTTTCTTGATACTCAACATCCGAAACAACTTTAATATACACAAATTCAGCATCAATAACATCAGGTCTGATGCCAACAATATTCAATGATTTAAGATAGGAAACAATTGATGCTTTTGTTACATCAGATAATACATTACCATAGGTAGGTTTTGCAGCTAAGAATACCTTACCATATTGTGGTGGATTATTATCTTCACCGCCCCATACAGATAACGATTCAATAAAACCGAAATGACTCTTAACCAAAGAACGATAATCAGTAGGAACAACAGCCCTTGATTGTGTGGCGTAAGAAAGAGGTGCTGAAATCTTAACAGATTCCATTGTTTCTCTATCTGAACCACCTGCAGATGCAGATATTGTAGTTAATGTATATTGGTCTGTGCTATAACCATCTATCGAGCTGACGATAGAAAATAACTGCATATTATTAGCCAATATACCATCAGTTGATACATAAGAAACCATGATTAGATTATCGTGACTTGGTTGTGCACCAATGATACCATCACCAAAATAAACCTCAATATAACCATCTGAAGTTTCTTGGATAAAATAAGACTTACTTGTTTTGCTTAAACTAATAATATTATCAGCTAATGACCATGCATCAATTGCACCGCCAGCACTATTATACTGAACATTTATCCGTAGTGTTGATGGGTCAATATTCTTATCTAGGATGATGAACTTCTGAGTTTGGTTTGTTGCATCATAAACCCATTCCTCATACATCAATTTTCCTTGAGTAACTTCAACATCACCTGAATACGTACCAACACCATCATAGGATAACTGATAAGCCTGAGTTGTTATAAAGGTATACGATTTGCCATCTAAAGATACAGCAAATTCTGTTCCTCTTGGTACGTTTACATTGCTAGGGGAATCATTAGGAGTAATTGATAGGTTAATAATTGCTGTAGCTGCAGTTATTTGATATGGAATATAACCCATATCTTTAGATTTACTAACTACAGAAGACCGTAGTTGAGCACTACCCAAAAACATTTCAGATGAAGCCATATTCAAATGAACGCCTGCATAATGTGATGCATAAGCTAATGCATCCAATAATATATTAATAGCTGAACCTTCAAAGTCAAAATCAGAAAACTCATCCTGTGTAGAGTAGAAGGTTTTAAGACTGTCTTTTATCTTGAAAAAGTCTACTTCTGCAATGTCT